ACCCTAGCGATTCAAAACCGCTAGATGAGGCGTGGTCCGTGTATCTATGAAGTTGTTCTCACAAGAAGTTGGGATTCCGTGCCTCTGCGACTGGTTTTAGCCAGACTAGAAGCTAGGCTTTACCTTTGGGCTTGATAACCCAAAAGCCTCCTAAGCGTAAGCGAAGGGTAGGCCAATCATGCCGATCTTAACATGGAGGTTTTAGTATGGCCTCAACACCGCCATATACACGAACTCGTACGCGTGGAGGTTTCCACTTGAATCCAGCGATTCAGGCCATGGATTATGATTCCAGTTGTACTTCTGGAGCCGTAGTCTTGTGGTCTGATTCGCATATGGAAACGGGTGATCTCCAAACTATCGAGGACGTGGTAACTCCGCGTTTTAGAGAAAGGAGCAAACGGGGTGAGATAATAATCAACCCGTACCGAACGACTCGTGAGACTCAGCAGGGATCTGGCATGTATTCTCGTGTCAGATCTTCTGCGGTTTCGTGTGTCGCTACCGGTGCTCACCGAGAATGGGAGATCAATGGCCCAGTGGCGTATTATATCGCCAATGCGCCATCAAAACGACTCTCCATTCCTTCTCTGATTGCTGATGCTGATATAGCGTCTGCAGTAAAGATTGCCGCCACTCAAGCTTGGGCATCGAGTTCGGGGCATCAGGCCGGGGTCTTAGTTGACCTCGCTGAAATGCGTCAGACTCTTTCGATGTTCACAAGGCCCCTAAGTTCGATCAAGCCGCTTCTGAATGCTATGAAATCTAGCAAACAGAAAGGCGTACTTGGTCGTTCAAAAGAGGGTGCTGTGTCGTCGTTCGCCTCGGCTAGAAACTTGTGGCTACAGTACCGCTACGGGATTCGTCCCCTAGTATCATCTGTAAACGGCATTTTGAAAGCTTTAGCTCGGCCAAGGGGTCGTCACCGACAGACTTATAGGGGGCATTACACCCTTAATAAGGTCGGAAACTTCCCTGGTTCCTGTCAAGCTTGGGATGTGCTCTTCAACTATGAGGATAACCGCTCTGACTTCGTTGAAGTCAGGACGGGCCTCATTATCGAGGAGTCCATCTCATTGCCTACGGCTCTTGGGGTTGACGCGGGCGGTCTGCTCGCGGTACCCTGGGAGATTGTTCCTTTCAGTTTTGTTGCTGATTGGTTCATCAACGTAGGTAGCTTTCTTCAGGCTCTGGCCCCTATGCTTTCTAAAGATCCGCTGGGTAGCTGGACAACAGTGCGTAGGAGGTCCACGAGGACGTGGTTTGTTACCACAACCTCTGGATATCCACCTGCTAGTTACTCTGTCGTTCGACCGGTTACGGAGAACCGATACGGCGAGTTAATTACTGTTACTCGCAGTAAAGGAATGCCGGGTCCGTCGATAACGTTCAAGCCTTTGTCTCTGGGGAAGGTTTTTGCCGACCTCAGGTTCTTAGACTCGTTCGCTTTGGCTGCCCAACAACTAGGGCGTCTGTTAAGAGACTAATCTGGTCTCTTCAGAGATAGTTGTTATCCTTTAGGGAGTTATTCCCGATGTCCTTGGTATTCAATGCCAAAACCTACACGGCCGACCAGTTCGGCCCGGATGCCGTAGGGTATTACGGTGCTGCCCACACGCTGTCGATCAAGGATGATCTTCAGTTGTCGAAGGTACCCGCAAAGCCCACCACGGTATTCAGTGGGGTTGCCCGCACGCAATGCAAGTTGACACGTACGGTTACTCTGACGGGTGCTCTGACCCCAACGGGCCAGGCCATCTTGACGGTAGCCGGATCGTTTCCAATCGGCATGGCAAGTGCGGACATCGACGCGTTCTCGAACGACCTCGGTGCATGGCTCGCCGGTGCGGATGCGAAGACTCACTTCAAGCTTCAGAAGGTCAGCTATTAATAGCTGGCCCCATGGGCTTTTGTGGCTCTCGCTTGCGCTCATCTGGGTCTTAGTTTTGACCTTGATGTAGAGTTGTTCTTAGTAGAGGGGTAATCCCTCGCGAAAGTAAACTCACCGGAGTGTGCTATGCCTTCGAAACGTCGTGCGATAGAGCGTGATGTTCGCTCGCTCGATGAAGATCTCAAAAGGCGATCCTTCAGTATTTACTGTCGGGTCGTTGAGATCTTTGTGCAGGCTTACCCAACCGAGATTGCCAATAAAGTTAATGGTCTTTTAAGGGCCAAAGATTTTACTGGCTTGCTCGCTTGGGCTGATTCGTACTCTTGTAGCGCTGTTGCTGCTACCGCCGCGGAGAATGCTTACGCGGTGAATCAGTTAGTTGCTCTCATAAAGAAGTATCCCTTCCCTGCGCCTCAGTTGAAGCTAAATGCGACGGCTAAGGCGCTCGAGAAGTTCCTACTTGCAGAAAAACGCTGTAGGAGATACAACTTTAAGTTCCGAGGAGTAGGATACTCCAAGGTTCACCTCGGTCCCGAGCTAAGTCGCTTGAGACGAAGAATCGCTTATGTTCTGGGGAACAATCCAGACCTTTCGGCGATATACGACGGGGGTTTAATCTCGTTGTATGGTGAGTGCAACTTTGGGCCTGGGGCGTCAATAGGGGTGCATGGTCGTTCCACAAATCTGGCAAGAAAGCTTTTGTCGGAGACGTGGTCATGCACTCCTAGTGCCTTACCATATGCCGTGGCTGCCATGTCACACGACCACCATCTCTACGAGTTGTTGCTTAGTAGGGATTCTGGTTATGTGAACATGGATCCTCTCGAATTGCGTAAAGCAATAGAGAGGCGCGTGCGGTTGGTGCACTATAACAAAATCGTTACTGTGCCCAAGACTACACTGGTTGATAGAACCATTGCGGTTGAACCGTTGTTGAACGGGTACCTCCAAAAGGGTGCTGACGTGTTTATGCGTCTGCTCTTAAAGAGGATTGGTATTGATCTTTCCGATCAAGGAAGGAATCAACGCCTAGCCATGCTTGGTTCTCAAACTGAGCATGTCGATCCGTTTGTAACTATCGATCTCTCTCTTGCTTCCGACAGTATATCGTCGGCAGTGGTGCGAGAGCTCCTGCCTCCCGAATGGTATCATTTTCTTGATGCCATAAGGAGCCCGGGCTACGTTCTTCCCAAATCTGAGAGTAGTTCCAGATACGAGAAGTTCGCTTCGATGGGTAACGGTTTCTGCTTCCCTTTAGAAACGCTGATCTTTGCGTCTGTCTGTTCGCTATATTCTGTGCCGGCAGAGTATTCTGTCTACGGCGACGATATAGTAGTTAGGCAGTCCGTTGCCAAAAGAGTCTTGAAAACTCTATGGGCCCTCGGATTCAGACATAATCCTGATAAGACCTTCCTTTCTGGGTCCTTCAGGGAGTCTTGTGGAGCAGATTGGTTCGCAGGGCGAGATATTCGTCCTTTAACGCTTGACTATGAGTTCGATTCTTTGAACTCATTGATCAAGTTTCATAACATGTCTATGCAGAAACCCTTATGGGGTGACTACTTCTCTGAAGTACGAGAGTACCTAAGAGAGGAGGTTCCTCTTTCACGCCGTCTAGTTCGCCCTTATAAAGGCGTTCCTTATGGTGCGTTTGAGGTTCCTCTTGACGTGTTTCAAGCTAGCGCCTTCTCCTCATGGGACAGAGATGTCCAATGTTGGAGTTGGTTCGAACTTGAGCTTCGGGGTGTCCCTGATAAGGACATCTCTCGGCATGACCGTTTTCCAACGGTGTTAATGATGGCGGCTGTGAGGGGATCCCTCTCCAGTATGCCATTTGCGAAACGTCGGTTGACGTCGCAGTCCGTAAGACGGAAGTCTTACGCGGGAGCCGAGTCAAATTGGCTACCGCCAGTTCTGGGTTAGTT